GGGGGCGGCCTCTGTGTCTGCCCCGGCGGCGCCGGGGGCGGCAGCGGCGGTCTCGGTGTCCGTGCTCCGGTCGGCCACGCCCCACTCCGCCCGCAGGGCGGCGAGGGAGACGGCTTTGTCGTGGGCCGTGCCGGCCAACAGGGAGAGCAGCAGGGCCTTGGCGTTGTCACTCAGGCCCTCGCCGGGGTTGCCCTGCGGGCCGGGGTCGCCGCGCGGCAGAGTCAGGCAGAGCTTGCCGTCCCGGATGGCGGCGGGGGGGGGGTTCCCCGATGCAGGTG